GCAAGAGAGGCATTAGCTGCTGATATTGCCAGTGCAAAAGTAGCTGCAGAACAAATATTAATAAATCCAACATCAACACAAGCGCAAATAAAAGTTGCAAAAGATGCTCTTATAGTATTGAATGACAAATTAATCAGAGATGTAGCAGCAAAAGGTTATTCAGCAATTAGAGGAGAAGCGGCTAACGTTCTTGGTGTAAGAAGCGGTATGCGCATTGGTTTACCGTTTGGAAAAAAAATAACAGTACCCTCTTTAACACAAGCAGGTTTAGATAAACTTGGTTCTCCATACGTAGTAAGACTTTCGGATATAGCAGGACAAGGTTTTGCTAATACTAGAGTAGTTATGTTCCGTACGCTTGATGGTTTAAAAGAATCTTTAAATTATATTATACCTCCAGGAGCTGGTAGTAATTTTATATCAGACACGTCCATTCGTACAATGCGAAAAGAATTGTCAAAAGGAAAACTTGCAGCTGATGTAGCAAAAGATTATGTTCAGATATTAAGCGCAGACAAAGCTGCTCGCGCTGCAGCCAAATCTGCTACTGTAAGCAGCGGTGCTGTGGTAAATAAAGTTGTTCGTGGAGAAAAAGGTAGAGTACTTGATTCCATAGGAGAAGCTCTTGTAACACCTAGGTCTCAATGGAGTTCTAAGGGTATTGTTTTAGATGCCGCTCAACAAAAAGCTTACGACGAATACATGGCAGCGTTAAAATTCTTTGCTAAAGAAGCTAATAGCAAATCTGCTGTAGTTGGTGCAAGAGCAATACCAACTGCAATTGATTCTATTCCAAAAATAAAAAGTGCAGCAGCGCTTGAGTGGGCTGCTAAAAATCCAGAGTTAGTAGGTAGAACTGCTGATGACCTGGGTGTAGATAAAACGTTTTTTACTGGGCCTTATGTAAAAACTCCTCAATTTGCTAGAGGCAAAACTTTTCTTGGCACAACTTTAAATGGTACTGAATCAATTACAGATTTAAATATTATTTCAAATAGAGTATTAGGTTTTGATTTTTTTGAAACAAATGCCGCTAAAGCATTAAGTAGTTATGCAACACAGCATGCAAGGTATATGTCTTTTTTAGAAGGCATAAAAAAACTAATGGACATTAATCCAGGAGCAGGAGCAACAGCACTTGACGTTCAATCTATTCCAAATATAGTAACTACTCTTACTAAACGCCCTGGTTCAGTTGATGATAGCCTTGGTTCTCTTAATAGAACTCTTTCTTCATTTATGAATCCAGACAAATTGCGAGCATGGAATTTTGATGATGTACTTAAAGTAAGAGGAGAATTAGAAGAACTTGGTGATAAATTACGCAATACAGATAAATTAAACGTTGAGGCGTTTGATGAAGCTGTGTTAAATATAGATGAAAAAGTTGTTGAAATTAATAGATTAATAGATGCTAAATTAATTGACCCAACAATGGCTTCTTTGTTGCAAGCACAAATTGAAGATTTTGCTAATAGCATAGCACTAAGTATAGATAGTGTTAGAAAAGATTTTTTGGTTACTGGTCCAGAAAGATGGGAAAGCGTAAGAAGAACTATATTAGATGGTTTTGCAGTATTAAACGAAAAAACACTACCAGATGTTGCAGCTAAATCAGAAATAGCTGAAATGTTTACAAACTTTCAAAGACTAAAGGACCCAGCGTTTGTTCGTGGAGCAGACGCTTTGTTGGGTGGTTTAAATACTTTCTTTAAATCTTATGCTACGTTAACACCAGGGTTTCATAATCGCAACAGTCTCAGTATGACTTTTCAAGCTATTGCGCAAGGTGCTAATCCTTTAGAATCTTTAAGGGCATTTAAGTTATTTGTTGCTTACAGAAGTTTTTTAAAAAAATATGAAGGAAAAATAATATCAACTAAAGGTATTCCTGGAGAAATTAGTCCGATAACTGTTGGCGCAAAAAAAGCTGATTATACTACATTTGAAAACATTTTTGAAGAATTTATTAAATATGCAAGAGGAAAAGGTTTAATACAACAAGGGGAAGGAAAACTTCTTGATGACGCTTTAACTAGGTCAAATCCAACTGGAGGTCAAGCAGGTGAAATTGCACAAGAAGCTGGATTAGGTAGACCTGGATTTTTTGGAAGAGAAGCAACTGGGACAATTCCTGTTCTTAATAAAATACCAGGCGTGTTGAGAGGAACTCAAGGAGTTTCACGATTGCCAGAAACAGTCATAGAATTTGTAGAAAAAATACCTGGTCTTAAAAAACCATTTCCTGGTTTAATGAAAAAAACGCCTGAACAAATGTTTCCTGTTGAAATGCCATTGATAGGCGGTAAAAGAGTTCCATTTACTGGCTCCACTGTAGCGCAAATGTTTGGTTCACCAATATATGTAGGTCGTTCAACTGGTGAATGGATTGAAGATGCTGGTCGCTTTATGTTTATGTGGGATAGTTTAAAAAAGGGTCTTAGTCCTGATGCAGCTAGCGCAAAAGTAAATAAATATTATTTTGATTATGCTGATATAACTACAGTTAATAAAGTTCTGAAAACCATCATTCCATTTTGGACATTCGCTGTAAAAAATGCGCCTCTAATGATTGAAAGCATGTGGATGAATCCTAGAGCTTATACTGCATTTGGAGCTTTACGAAACAATTTAGAAGACGAAGAAAACACAAGTCCATATATGCGAGAATACAGAAGAGAAGCAGGTGCATTTAAAGTTCCTTTTACAAATATATATCTTCAACCAGACTTTGCATTTCCTGGAGTTGGTGCGCCAGGACTTATCGAAATGTTATTATCAGATAATCCATCACAAATCCTTTCTGGTTTAGCACCAGCAATTAGAACTATTCCAGAAATAAGAGAAAACAAACAATTTTTTAGCGGTGCTCCAATAACAGATGAACGTTCTGCAAGTTCTGAATTCGATAAATGGATGTATGCTGCTCGAGCTAATGGCGCACCACTTTCTTTAATTGGACGTTTTGCTAATTTAACACCAGCTCGCAAGAATAAAATTATGCAAAGTTTATTTGGAACCAAAGGAAAAGTTGGCGACGAACAATTCAATAGAAACTTGCAAATTAATGCTGGTTTAAGTTTATTTGGTGTTCCTGGATTTTTATATACTCCAGACAACGAAGTTTCTGATATTTGGGTTAAGATTTTTGAATTAATAGATGAAACAGATAAAGCTCAGTTCCAAAGAAAAGAAAAAGAAAAAGAAGTTTTGGAAAAAGCAGAAAATAAACAAAAAGAAAATAAAGATACTATACCAACAACAGAAACAACAATACCAGGTTCACTTCCAGACCCGTTTTCAGATATACCATAAGGAGAGAAATATGAATCAAGTAAATAACATACTTCTTAGAATACTTGCAACCTTTGCAGCCTCAGGACTATCAGTCATGGGTGCAGGTGCAATTGCAGGCGTACCATTGTGGAAGGCAGCTGTCATGGCTGGCATTGGTGGCGTAGCTGTGGTAGTCGAAGGATTGTCTCGTGCCTTTTTGGACGACGGCAAATTATCAGTATCTGAGATTAACGCAGTATTTAGCACTGTAGATAAAAAGGCTAAAAAGGTAGATTCAGCAAGCTGATTCGCTCCATCTTAATTTCTTTGGCATTGCTGTTGGGCAGCGCCGTACCTGCACAGGCTTCTAGTGACCCATGTGCGTGGTTAGTGCCGCATCTAAAGAAGTATAATTTACCTGTAAAAGAATTTATTCATATTGCAAAACGTGAATCAAATTGCCGCATTAAAGCAATCAATGCTAAGTATGATAAAAACGGTAAAGTCATATGGACACTAAATAAGAATGGTTCAATAGACAGAGGACTGCTACAAATAAACTCTGTACATAAACAGACAGTACGTCAAGTGTGTAAGGGTGACCTTGATTTATTATTAACTATTGATTGTAATCTAAAGGTAGGTTCTTATCTGTACAATCGATATGGTCTTGTTCCTTGGGCTGGCGCTTCTCGTATGCCTTCCTCCTCGTTGCCAAATACTTTGGATTCGAACCGCCTTCCGGTTCCTCGCTAAACCAATCATCCCATATTGCCATTGGATGGTAACCAAGCTTAATTGCATATTTATCTGCTGTAGATTCTCTTATTAAATAACCTGGTTGTATTAATTTTTTAACAACAGTAATAGATACACCCATGCGCTCTGCCAAGTTAGATAATCCCATATCAGTTTTGTCAAAGCACACTGTATCAATGAGTGCCTTTGCTGGGAACCATATTTTGAATTTAGGTGAACCGCGTAGTTTACCGCTTCTAAGTTTTTTATTTTTTGCCATGGATTAAAGTATACAACTATTAATCACCGTCGTCAAATGGAATGCCCTCGTCATCTAAATAATTTCTTAGATAATCTATAAAGCTTTCGATAAATGCCAACATGTGCATTTGCGATGGGAAATGACCGCCTTGACTCATCGCCCAAGACTCAACTAATTCAACACACATGTCATTAGACAAACCAACATTAACAATTAAGCCATGCTCTGAATCGTAAACAATCTTTTCAGATGTAAGAGATAGTTCTTCTAACTCTACTTCAGAGAATATCTTGCGCGCCCAATCATCAGAACTCATCTAAAATGTAATCCCTCAACGTGGTGTTCATCATTAATAATTCTTTTAGGTTCTTCTCTGCTGCTCTAGTTAATCTCCACGCATGTGGGGTAGACACTCCGCAGCCTGTTACCAAGTTCTTCAAACGTAATCATTTCCCAATAGACTGCATCGATAATAAACTTATCCTGGCCTGTCATTAGTTCCATTGAATCAAGCAGTGCTTCTCTAATTGGATTGGGTTCTTCATTAGAAGGCGCAATGTTTCCTCCTGGCACTGTTTGCATTAACGCTTGAATAAAACTTTCTGGCTTAGTTAAATCAGGCATGCGTTCAATTTCTTCCGTGTCTAACGGAAGTTCACGATAATAAAGAGAACTATCCTTATTACTGTTCATGAACCACATCACGAGCAGCTTTCCAAGCCGTAACAGCTTCTGGAACACTGTCGCCTGCAACATAACGAAGATGCCATGGCTCTGATGGAACTACTTCCCATGAAAAACCAAACTTCTTAACGTTAGCAATCAACCAGTTGAGGCGCTTTGGTTCTGATGCTGAGTGAACGTCAACAGCCAGGCCGAGGTTGTGCTGAGACTTACCAGGCGTGGCAAGCATCGCCATGCCCTTCTTTAGATACCAAGTCTTTCCTTCAAAAGTTTTAGTGCTCTGACCAGGGATTGGTTCAAGCTGGTAGCGCGTAAGAAAACCTTTCTTTTGGCTCTCATAACTACGGTATGTATCACCTGCTGAAGTAGGTTTTAATACTACTCCTTCAGCCTTAGCTGCATCAACCATTGCATTCCATGCATCAGCTGCCAAATGGAACAGCTTGCCACCACCAGTTGCCGGCTTGAGTAACTTATCTGGTAACTTACCAGGCTCTAATCCTTTTAATTCTTTTGGCATTGATACTGGAACAATATAATCCCATGCAAGTTTCTTACTCATTTTTCCCCTTAGTGTCGTAAAGCTCTGAACTCATTAACTTAATCACATCTTCTTCCATTAACAAATAACCCTTAGTTGGGTTAGCACTGTATGGTGCAAATGTTTTCATTGGAATATTATTATTAATTTCTAAATACTTCTTTAGTCTTGCAACTTCAATAACAGAAAAAGCATCTGCACTAAACATGTACACCCAGTACTTAGCTTTAGTTACAGCCAGACCTGATGGCTTCCATTCTTTGTCTCTAGGCTTCTGTTGCATCTCTACAACCATGCGCCCGTTGCGATACATATCGCGCTTGATTTCAAACTTACAATCATCTAATGATTTAATAAATTCCTCAAACAAGTCTTCACCGCTCTTGACCAATAGCCAAGTCACGCTTCCAATTAATCCTTCGTCCTGCTGTTGTGTCCACGTCATGTCCGTGGTTGATAACCCTTAGTCATTGTCGCTCCTTAAAATTTCATAGGTGTAGTGCACTAGTAATGCCGACACCGAAGAAATCAAAGCTATTCTTCTTGTATCCCCACTAAGTGTAATAAATACAACAACCATACCTGCCAAAGTAAATGACAGGCTGGCTGTTATATTAATCAACTTCTTTAACATTAGAAAGATTTAATCGAACTAGTTGTTACGGCACTACCTGCACGCAACTTCTCATTTAATCTTGATTGAATCTCATCATTAGAAAGAATAGGAACTTGTCTGCCGCCCTTTGTTGTTTTGGTTTCTTTAGCGTTAATCGTTGTATCCATGGCGGTAAGCACACGAACAAAGACTTCATTAAATGAATCCATAACATCTGCAGTTGTGCGTAGTTGCATTGAGCTAACCAATTCACCTGCAATCTTTCCTGCTACTTGAACCATAATTGCTTTATCTGCTGACACGCTTTACCTCCTCAGGTATAGTGGTGCCTAACTCTTTAAACACCTTCATTATTTTCTTTTCTGATTTTTCGTACAGTTTTATTAATTTCTTCTTTTGCCATGCTTCTATGGCTTCTAGCTTTTTATCTGTCTCTTCTAATTTATTATAATACATATTTCTTCTTTCTATATAGGCGTTTTTATTTCACTGCTAAACAACGGGTATCTGTATTTAAAACATTAACCTCCTTTGTTTTAAAGGCTTTCAAGGCTTGTTGTAGTTCCCACCAGCCTATATTTGAGTAGTGTTCCCACTCTCGTATAGGATTCTCATCAATAGCTGAGTGTGGATGTCTACCCTCTCCTGCCATAGTAGCGATAAAGATGCCGCCATCCATCAAATTCACATAAGAATTATTAATAATCTTTTTCCATTCAGGGGTATGTTCAAACACTTCGGCGCAAACAACAACATCAAAGTATTCTGGAGACAGATAGTCTGTAGCACTTGCAACAATATCTACTCCTGGTCCCTCTTGAACGTCAATGCCAATGTACTTCTCAGCAAATGGTTTAAAGATATGACGGACACTGCCATTGATATCGAGCGAACCAATCTCTAACACTCTTAAATGAGTTCTGCCATCTCTCCAATCATGGAAAGATTTAAATACCCATTCGTCTACTGCCTGATGCATCATGCACCCCATTTCTGTTCAAAGATTTGTCTATCTATTTCTACTAATCTATTAAAGTTATCTGGTGGGTTACTGGTGATGGTAACACTGTGACCGTGACTGCATCTAGCCTTAGCTGTAATGACGCACAGACGATTAGCTTTCTTGCTGACCCAATTAACCAGGTCATCATCGCCGTACCACCACATCATGCGCTCATCAAAACGCCAGCTCTTAGCCAAGTCATTAGCTAGCATCATTGCAAAGCCGGCCATGCCACCAGTGCCATCGTATCTACCACGACAAGTCGTATGGGTAACAATGTCTACAAAGCTTTCACCAGCATACTTGGGACAGACCAAGCCAATGCGTGAGTCTTCAGCTAATGCATCAATCATTCCCATGACTGTAGATGTGCCGATAATCACATCATCATTTAAAAAGAGAACGTGGTCTCCTTCGTTGGCCAAAGCCATCCCCACGTTCCACATCTTGTGTATGCCAGAACCTCTTGGCACATAAGTTTTAATAATATTATTAGGCAGGGCATTCAACATGTCCTCGGTTTCATGACCATCACCAACGACAACCACTCTAGAAACCCCCTCAGAGCTCATGAGAGCGCTTGTGAGCGTAGTTAGACCGTTTATGTTGCTCTTGGTAGGTATAACTACAGTGACGCCTGTGAGAGCCTTCTTGTACCAAATTAAATTATCCTTTAATCTTTGGTCTGTTGGATTTAAATCTACTGCAACTTGACCATGGTGTAGAGCTTCTTTAAACATACCAAGTCGATAGGCAGACAGAGCAGCCAAGTCATTTGGCCACCAACCATAGGCATCAGGTTCTGTTAAATATAAGCCCTTGTACAGTTGGCATTCCAGTGCACGCTTGGCCGCAAAATACATTCCCTTCCAATCAAGCTTTTCATGATAGAACTTACCTAAGTCAGTCCATACCTCTGCACCTGTAGGATACTCAGCACAAGCACGTAGATGCCAGTGTTCAGCTTGGTCTGGATGCATCTTAGCTAGGTAACGCATTGACCATGCGCGTTCTGGTGGCCAGACTGACTCAGGCATTATTAAATGGCGCTTGAAAAGAATGGTTGCCTCTTCATATCTACCATGAAAGAATAACTCTCTTGCACAATAATAAGTATTACGGTCATTGTTAGGATTCTCTTCAACGTCTTCAAGTAACAATGGCAGATAAGAACCACGGCTCTTAGTGTTGTCGGCATGATGGTGTATCTCAAAGTTAGGCAAGAAGTATTGAGTCTCAACAAAACCTTCTTGTGTGACATTTACTTCATGCACCTTGTTCACCCACTTGTGTGAATGTCTGCGTACTAGCTTGTCTCCGTGATACTCAACTCCTGGTGTGCCATCTTCTTTCCAGTTCCAAATGTATCTGTAGCGTATGCGGTTAGCTTGCTCAGGTATGTCCTTCCAATGCTCACGCCAGTTCGGTATCATCACCTCATCTAAGTCTAAGTTAACCAACCACGCATCGTGTTCAGGTAACATCTCTCGCAAGTCATTTCGCGCAACTGCAAAAGACCATTTATCATAAGTCTTCTCAAAGACAGTAACACCACACTCTTTAGCAATAGCAACAGTGTCATCAGTAGAGCCAGTATCAAGCAAGAAGATACCATCGGCATCTTTAGCTGACTCAGCCCACTGACGTACATGCTTGGCTTCATTCTTTGCAATACTGCATACGTAAACTGGTAACTTATTCATTGTCTGTTTCCTTAAAAGTATAAAAGTAAAGTTCATCATGTGATTCAGATACCCAACGTCTTCCGCTGTGTTCGCATGAGAACTCTTGGCTGAACACCTTCCAGTTGGCATCCTTAGGTAAGTCTGTTGTTATGAAGCTGCCACCGTCACGCCACAATACACGGTTGTTTGGTTGCATGAACAGCTGTCCGCCTTCACCCCAAAACACGTGAGCACACTTGTGCCCTGCTGCCATCTCACCATATCCGTTAGAATATTGTGGTCCAAGACAATAGTCTAATGTGAACAGGTACTTTGCTATGTGTTTTGTTTTATCTTTAAGTATGATGTCAGCTGAACGATTCTTACAGTATTCTAATATCGTGCAAGAGACATACGGTGATGTTGCATCCCACAGCTGTATCCAATCAAGCGGATAAGCAGTGTGTTGTTCTGGTTCTACTTCTAATGAACGCAAGTAGTGAATTGGCACACGTGCATGCTGGCTTCCGTACTCAGTCATGACCGAGAACAAACCACAGCGTTGTGGTATCGAGGTATACATAAACACCTCACAAGGCACCAGCTCATTGGTTGGTGATGGGTCTTTGTCATACAAAAAGCCTGAGTCAAGTCCCGCAAAGAATGTAGGTATATTAACATTAAGATAATTGCTCATTACTTAACAAGCTTTCTCAAAATGCCGCAGCATCCTTTAATACTAATTGCAATCGACGCAAACATAACACTCATAAATATAATTTCACTTATCATTCTTCTTATCCAATCTGTCAATAAGAATTATACCAATAACTCTACCAATAGTCCAGCCTATAATCATATAGATTACACCACCGTATGTGACTGCCTCATTCATTTGTTGTCTCCTTCTTTTTCATTTTAAGTTCTGCTCTGCGTTGTGATATCTTTTCTTTATTTTTAATATAGTATTCTCTTTGATATGCAAGTATCTCATCTGTTCTTTTGGCATACATCTTTCTTGCGTTGATGCGATTTGTCTCTCTTACCTTATCAGGGTCAGCTTCAAATTTCATCTTATAATACTTCCTAGTGTAGAAAGCACAACACTGTTTGCATTGGCGTCTGTTTCTTCCTGGTGTAGTCCTAGTGTTCTCTGGTGTGAACTCATGGCCTCTAAGACAGTGCGTCTTCTTCTGGCCCTGAGCTCTTCCTTTATTTGACATGTCCATAGAGTTATCGTGTGCCGTGCCCAAGAACAAGTGCTTAGGGTTAACACAAGGTGGATTGTCGCAATGATGACAAACTCGCAACTTTCTATCAAAATCTTTATCAACATTTAAATAATAACTATACCTAGAAGCAACTCTAGACTCCCATGCAAATGGTGTAATGCCGTAACCTGCCTTTGTCTTTGATTGTTCCCTATTCCATTCCCAGCATTCATCTGGTCCTTTGATAGTAACGCACTCCCAAAATAAGTTAACCTTTTCTTCTTCAGTATATTTATGTTTGGCTCTCTTTCTCATGATATCTTGCCTTCGTACAGGGGCAGCTCTTCTACCATGTAGGGGCTGTTGTCGTTGATTCTGATGTACTGCATGGCTTCTTGTACTGCTTGGAAGTGATTCATGGCCTCGGTCATCTTCTTGCGACCACAGCTCTCACAAACTTCTTCGTTCTTTACTTTCTTCTTTGTCATTTTATTATCCTTCTATGTTGTTGTTTGTATTGGTGACTAGAGTATTCCTCCGATCTTCCGTAGGAAGATTCGGAGGAACTATCCATTATCCTACGTAGACTCCAGCTTTGTGTGCTGCTGTCTTGTTATTCCACTCAACCTTAAGGCTGGTGTAGAGTGGTTGCTTTAGCTCCTTTTGGCTTACCTCAGCAATATCGAGTACCTTGACCTTGGTGGCAATAACCTCTTGCTCAAGGTCAGCATCACAAACCATGATGATGTCCTTCTTTTTAACCTCAGCTGTAATTATACGATGTCCACGTGGAAAGCCAATACCTCTAAAGGCAAAGTATGTAGCAACTTCTGGTCTCAAACTATAAGACAGACCATCTTCGCATCCTTTCCAGCATCCACGGTAGATTGTAACCACATTTGGTAAAGAATCATAGAGCTCTTTAGAATTGAATGTCATGATGTACTTCTCACGGTTCGGTCGGCCGGCAAAGAACAACTTATTAAAATAACTATGATGCATCTCAGGATGCTTAAACAAACGCCATGACTCAGAAACTTGTTCCCAATACTCTTTATCATCTAGTTCATGACCATGAATTTTAAGCCACTGCACCATGGCAATATAGAATTGAAGAGTGTCAGTATAATTGCCTTCAACTGTAGGCCAATCTGTAAAGTTTTTTAAACCATGTCTGTGGTCAATCTCTCTTAAAACCATTTCATGATTCTTTTCACACCATGTTATTAACTCTTCTTTTGAAGCTCTATCTTCACACCACTCAGCAGACCAAGTTGTTTTCCAGTTATCCTTTGTTAAAGTTTCCATTTTAATTTCTCCTTATTCACCATACTGTTGATATTTAAACAACGCTATAATAGATGATACGTCTGGTAGTGTGTATGATACATTTTGTTCTCTCCAATATTGAAGATACGTTTCTGCCTTCTCTTCTATCTCTTTATATTGCTCTTTTGTAATTGTCATGATTAGAACATCCAAACGATTCTCTCAACCAACAATTCGATTGAGTATTTAACATTGCTTACTGCTTGTCTTACTGCGAACATTGAACCTAGCTTCATTTTAATCTCCATTTGTTTATGTCAGCCGTTTTGCTGACACTTACATAATACAGTACTTTTGTAGTAGACGCAAGTTCTGGCCGCAAAAAAAGATAAAAAAAATATTATATATAACTTGCATATAAAGATAACCAATGCTATTATAGATACGTGGGAAAGTCCCACCAGGTGTAAAGCCAGAAAGTCTGGTTTTAATCCTGTACGTAATTTAGAATTAGTTTACGTATTTCTGTATTCTGTGGGTCTAGGCTGTTTCCTCCAATTAGCAGCTTAGGCCCATAGTTTTATCCCGGCATAAATGTGATTTCAAAATCGCCGCAAGAAACAAACAATCATTATCTTTATAATAAGAATACATAAGAGGATAATAACAAGAGAGTGAATACATAAGCTCTTTAAGAGATAGATGCTTGGTTAGTATCTGTATTCGAGATAGGTAGTCTCTGCTTTGCTAATAGGGCATAGTTTAATTTAATACTAGACACTGTCAAGTTCTTAGCTTTCCCCATCAAACCCTTACGCATCAAGGCATATACAGGAGAAGACCAGGACCATACCGAAAGGAAACAGTACAATCCTGGTCTTTATGTTTAGCTATTATATCGTAAAGTATCAGCAAGGAAGCTTTCCCCCCGGTTCACTTCCTCACTGATGTATATATCATAGCATTGTTCTTGCCGGCCTGTCCAGTCATAGACTGATATTCTTATGATATATCACCACTGTTCTTTGCCGGCCTCAACCAATCAGTTCGCCGCCAAACAAACAAGTCTTTATTGTTGTTGTTGTAGTAGAGAGTAAATACACACACACCACTACACACCCTCATAGAATCCAATGCTAATCCATAGAGTGCATACATAACAGTCAATACACCCTAGGCTACCCCCATAGGGCCCCCCCCGGGTACATGTATATACTAAAGTAGTACGAAGTATAAGGCGAAGCGGATATTATAAAAACCTAAGACCCCCCACCCCTTTTTCCTTAAGTACCGGTATGCCCCATATCATTTTCAAATTGTTCCCAGTACCAAGCATTAAGCAACTCTACGTCATATATAAACCACTCTGGGTGTTCAGCATCCCACAAGTTGTGTTCTGGTTCTAATTCAAACATGCCAAATATCTCCTTGTTAAATAAAAGAAAAGGACCCAGAGGGAATGGAAATAAAACCCCTGAGTCCAAATCTTACGAAAGCCCTAAGTTATCCCTAACTCAGAAACAAATTACTATTAAGCATCTAACTTCTTAGACTATGTGTGGCTTCCCTATGGGAGAGACACCCTCCAAGACCTTCTTGAAGTATATATATTATACCAGGCTAAATTGTCCTATGCAAATCATAATACAAAAAAATAAAAAAAATTAAAAGTTATCCGGCATTGGTGTAGGTGCCGCGGCCTTTGGGGTATAAGGCTTTTGTGCCCAACCATTAGCTTTAGCAAACTCATCTATAATTGCTGATGCTTCTTTTACTGTTAGAGTATCACTGTGTACTGGCATATTATGCTTGGCAATAAGGGCCATCTGTTTTTCTGTTGCGGGATTTGACATTATTATTATCTCCTGTTGATTGGTTATTTATATATTGTACCCTCTTTTAGCAAGAAGTACAAGTTTTATTTATAATATTATTATTATTATATTTATCTTATGCTTCTATTCATTTAACAGTCTTCTGAACCCCTGGGGACTTTTCAGTAGGTTGACTACTGCCAGGCGGATGTTTGCTCTCCGTCGAGTTGGCTTAATATACTCGAGTGTTTAAATGCTTAATAAAAAAAATGCGAAGGCCGACCCCATCTGACGGACCTAAAAGGTAAAGCTATGTGACTAGTAGCACAGAACCGGAGTTCCTTACTAGCGCTTTGTTTACCAGTGCCTACATAGTATAGCAATTTCTTTTCCCATTAACAAACTTTCTCTGATATTTCTGTGATATATCACCAAACTATATCCAATGCCAGGTGCTATACTTGCCATGTAAAAGATTTATCCTCTTATAGATAAGAAAAAAAAGGAATCCAATTTTATGGCCAAAACATCACGCTTATTCTTGAGTGAAACCCAAGAGGCATATCTTGCTTGGCTACTAACTCCAGATGATTCTAAAGCCCCAACCACTAAGAAGGCTTGGGCAGAGATGCATGATGTGCATATTAATACTTTAGGTCTGTGGGAAAAGAATAAAGTTTTTAAAGAACGCTGGGAGCTTGGCGTCAAAGGATTGGCACAATCCCCAGAGAGAACTCAAGCACTTCTTGATGCATTATATACTAAGGGTGTATCGGGTGATGTTAAGAGTGCCGAACTATATTTAAAGGCCACTGGCTTTATGCAGCAGGTCCAGACTGTTAATGTGAACAATGTTTCATCTGTTAAAGAGTTGTCAGATGAAGACTTGCATTCTATGATTTTGGAATTGTCGCAAAAAAAACAACCAACTATATCAATCACTAAGGTAGAAGAAGAAGACTAATGAGAGCAGTGTGGGGTTACTACGAGTCTAGCTCTATTCAGGGCAGGTCCAATACTAATATGGTTCGTGCCTTTAATACTTTAAAGCGCGACCTAAAACGTCAGCAAAACCAATTGCTTATGGACCACCAAGATGAAACTACTATCTCTGGTGGAGATGCCGCAACCTTTCAGTTCCACTATTTGTTGGTGCCAGACATTACAGCAATGGCGTGGAATACGGTGGCAGCTGCTGCATTTGATGCCAACACCGGAGCTGCTGGTCCTTTAACTCCAGCTGCTACTCCATTTGGTACTGCATCAACATATTTTGAAACAAGAAGAGATTTTTACAAACCGGGAAGAGGATTCTAACATGGCTGTAATTGTACAAGTAAGACGTGACTTAGCAGCTAACTGGTCTACTTATAACCCAATTCTTCTTGCCGGCGAAATTGGTTTTGAGTACAACACTGGTAAAGCTAAAATTGGTGACGGCACAAGTAACTGGAACTCACTTCCTTATTTAACTACAGCAACGGGACCTACAGGCTCTACGGGACCTACGGGGCCCACTGGCTCGACAGGTCCTGCTGGGTCTGCTGCTGCAACGGGAGCGACAGGCTCGACTGGACCTACAGGTGTTCAAGGACCCACAGGCCCCACAGGCCCGACAGGCCCGACAGGTGCTGCATCTACAGTTACGGGACCCACAGGCTTCACTGGCCCGACAGGACAGTCAGGCAAAGCAACAATATCTGATACTGCCCCAACTGGCCCAACGGCTGGTGACGTTTGGTATAACTCTTCTAATGGTAGAAATTATATTTACTACACTGACGTAAATAGTTCGCAGTGGGTTGAGTTTGGTGAAGCTAACGTAGGACCTACTGGCACGACTGGCACGACCGGACCAACAGGTGCTGTAGGCGCAACAGGCGCGACTGGCGCCACTGGTGCTGCTTCTACCGTAACCGGTCCGACAGGCATACAAGGACCCACCGGTGCTACAGGTGCCCAAGGTTCTACTGGACCTACAGGCTCTACAGGTGCTCAAGGTTCAACTGGCCCGACTGGCTCTACGGGAGCCGCATCTACCGTGACGGGGCCGACAGGACCGACAGGATTTACTGGACCGACGGGCCCTACTGGCTTCACTGGCCCTACGGGCCCTACAGGTGAAGTTGGCGATACAGGCCAGCCAGGTCCTACCGGACCCACTGGTGCTGCATCCACTGTAACCGGACCGACCGGACCTACTGGAGTGGCAGGAGGCACCGGACCTACGGGCGCAACGGGAGCCACCGGAGCCACTGGAGCAGCATCAAGCGTGACTGGCCCGACGGGCTCAACTGGCCCTGCAGGTTCTACAGGATATTATTATAAATTCTCTAGCACAACAACTGATTCAGACCCAGGCAACGGTATATTTAGATTTAATAATGCTACTCAAACTGCCGCAACAAAGATGTACATTGACAACCAAGATTATCTTGGACAAGTGTTGTCAGATTACTTTAACTTAATTGATGCAGTAACTGTAACACCAAAAGCATATCTGTACATTACAGCAAGCCTTGGTTCAGAATCTAGAACAATACAAATAACTGGAGTTACACCAGAAGCTGGTTACTACACATTTGATATTACAACAGTAACTGGTGGTGTAAACAACCTTGACAATACAGAAGATTGCTTCTTGCAGTTTACATTCAATGCAGAACAAGGTGCCACGGGACCGACTGGACCGACTGGTCCGACAGGAGCACCTTCTAGTGTTACCGGACCGACAGGACCGACTGGCTACACAGGACCGACAGGACAGACCGGTGCTGCTTCTACGGTGACAGGACCGACGGGTCCTACAGGCTCCACGGGAGCTGCCTCAACTGTGACGGGGCCGACAGGAGCCACGGGGCCGACAGGTGAAGTTGGAAACAATGGTCCAACCGGGCCTACAGGAGCCACAGGCGCAGCCTCTACTGTAACCGGACCGACAGGTGCACAAGGTGCCACAGGACCGACAGGCTTTACGGGTCCGACTGGAGCCACGGGAGCCACGGGAGCTGCTAGTACTGTAACGGGACCGACGGGCGCAACAGGAGCCACAGGCGCAGCGTCTACAGTTACGGGACCCACGGGCCCTACGGGAGCCACTGGCGCAGCTTCCACGGTGACGGGACCGACTGGCGCACAAGGACCAACGGGACCGACCGGACCCACTGGTCAACAAGGTGACCCAACACTTCCAATCAATGACCAAACCGCATCATACACACTAGTATTATCTGATGCAAGTAAATTAATTAGAATGAACGTTGCATCTGCAAACAACTTAACAATACCATTAGCAAGCTCTGTTAACTTTGCAATTGGAACACAAGTCAACGTTGCACAACAAGGTGTTGGTCAAACAACAATTAATCCAACTGGCGGTGTAACATTAAGAAGTTCTACTGGACTAGATTTAAGAACACAATATTCAATTGCAACATGTGTTAAAGTTGCAGCTGATGAGTGGTATATAACTGGAGACACGGAAGCCTAATGAGAATACTTGGAACAGCATCTACACGCTTACCATTTTATAATGATTGGGTAACAGAAGTTGCATTAAGTAATCCTTATGGTTGGTTTCACTTAAATGAAAATCCTATAGTAGTTGGAACGGCCGCAGATGACACTGGTTCTGCCAATACAAATGGAACGTATACATCTATAACAGGATTAAGTGCAAATCAAACTCCATTAACAACTTATTCTGGTAATAAAGCTTTATCTTTTAGTTCTCTTGCAGTTCCATACATTGCATTAAACAATACAGTGTTTGGAACAAACATGATGGCAAACAATGCTTTTAGTGCTGAAATGATTTTTTCAATAGATACAAATACTACAAGTGAAAAAGCAACTGCTGGTAGACAAAATGCAGATGGGACTGGTTGGGGATTGCTTATGACTGTTACGTCAGATAATTATTTATATGTTACTGGTTGGGCTGGCAATATATTCCAAACAGGAATAGATGGTGCTACTGGTATTCCATGGGTAGCAAATAAAGCCTATCATGTAGTGTTTACTTGTGATAGTATAATTTCAAGATTTTATGTAAATGGAGTTGAAAGAAACTCAAGATTAATTAGTGGTCAACCATATACGATTCCAACAACAACTGGCGGATATGTTGGAGCTTTGTCATCATTTACTGGTTCTTACGATAGAAGTAGAAATTCAAAAATAGACGAAATAGTTTTTTACAGAAGTGCATTGAGTGCAAGTACAGTTGCAGACCACGCAGCTGCAGCAGGACTATATCCCTAATTAAGGAGCAATAATGGCAATTAACTTTCCTAACTCACCAGTAGACGGTGAAGTATTTACTTCAGGTGATGCAAGTTGGACGTATTCATCTAGTGTTGGTGCATGGAACTTAACTGCAACATTTCCCACTGGACCGACAGGCCCGACTGGTGCACAAGGCCCTACGGGCGCAACGGGTGCCACGGGAGCCACAGGAGCTGCTAGCACAGTAACCGGACCCACCGGTGCCACTGGTGCTGCTTCTACCGTGACCGGCCCTACGGGCGCAACGGGACCCACCGGTGCTACAGGCGAGACAGGAGCAGCATCTACTGTGACCGGCCCTACGGGTGCAGTAGGCGCAACGGGACCCACCGGTGCCACCGGCGCGACAGGCGCAGCTTCGACTGTTACGGGACCGACAGGTGCTGGTTGGCAAGTTTATCAAACAGCTGGTTATATTTATTATGCGGGTGCCACTGGCTTCAACATGGCAGCTGGTTACCTAGCTATGAATGGAACCGCACCAACTGGTGGTTCCAATATTGGAGTAGGCGCATATGCGTTGGAAGTTGTTACTACAGGTGGATATAATTATGCATTTGGCACTGAAGCTTTATCAAAACTTACAACTGGTAATAGAAATATAGCCGTAGGTTTTCGTGCACTTGGTGGCAGCGATTTCTATTCTGGTGGTGTAACTACCCAGCAACGCAACACTGCAGTTGGTCACTATGCTTTAGCAATAACTACTGCTGACCAAAACACTGCATTTGGAGCTAACGCCGGTTATTATAATACAACAGGTCAACAGAATACATTTGTTGGTTCTTTTGCTGGTTATAGCGCACTAAGTGGCAGTGGTAATGTTGCTATTGGTTATTATTCAATGAATGGCGGCTTCAATGGAGTTGGTATAATAACAGGTACTAATAATATTGCAATTGGTCTAAATTCAATGCGAAAGGTAACATCTGGTAGCCAAAATATTGCTATTGGTGCATCAACTCTTGATAAATTAACAAATGGTACTTCTCAACTTGCTATTGGCGATAACGCAATGCCAGATTTTGTTGGACCATCTGGCCAACCACCAAACGTTGCAATTGGAACTCAAGCATTAAAAGCTCTAACTACTGGTACAGCTAACGTTGCTGTTGGTTATTATGCTGGTCATGATTTAACTACTGGTAGTCGTAACGTTTTATTTGGTGCAAATGCAGGTGAAAAATTAACTACATCAAGTGGTAACGTAGCAATTGGTCAGCTAGCATTAGGTTCAGCAGTTACTGCAGCTAATAACGTTGCAATTGGCTCAGAGGCGTTAAGAAATAGTACAAGTGGTGCTAACAACACAGCACTCGGTGAGTCTTCATTGCTCAATAACACAAGCGGTGGAAGCAACGTAGGTCTTGGTTGGAACACATTGCGCGCAAACACAACTGGCGGTAGTAATACTGCAATTGGTGCAGGAGCATTGCAATCAAACGTAACTGGTTCAAATAACATTGGTATCGGAAATGGTGCTGGACTTAATTTAACAGCTGGCAATAACACAGTAGTTGGAACTGAAGCTGGTGGAACATTAACAACAGGTTCTAATAATACTATTGTTGGATACGACGCAGAACCATCATCTGCAACAGTATCTAACCAAGTAACCGTTGGTAACGCTTCAGTTACAAACTTTAGAATCCCTGGTGTTGGTTTTGATATTGACACAAACCGCGCATCAGTAACTGGTTATGCTAAAGTTTCTGAGTACTATGCATCAACTGCACCAGTATTAAAAACAGCAGACTTTACTTTGGCTGATACAGAAAACTATATTATTAATAACGCAGGTGGTAATATAACTGTGACTTTACCATCTGGTACAGAATATATCGGACGCTCAGTAACATTTATAAACCATGTAAACCATAAGATTGTATCGGCATCAAGCAATGTTATTCCGCACAATGGTGGCGCAGCACAAACAGATATTACTGCTGCAAACAATGGAAGATTTAGCACTATAGTGTATGATGGTACCAACTGGTATATAATGGCAACAAACGCATAATTAAATTTACGAAGGAAAACAAATGAAGGAATTCTTTTTCTTGGCTGGAATGCAACGTTCTGGCGCAACTATTATTAGTCAAATATTAAATCAGAATCCAGACATCTGGGTATCGCCGGCAAGTCCATTGTTTAGAATGATGGTCACGCAATCACAAAGCCATAATGAATTAGAAAATATAGATTACAATAGAAGTGCTGCAATAGACGATGTAATTGCAACTATACCGCATGCGTTTTACCAAGACAAGCCAGCCAAGTACATTGTTGATAAGAATCTTAATTGGCCAAGCCCAACAGGTGTAGAAGTTATAACTAAATATATTACTAAGAATGTTAAAATAATATGTCCAGTAAGAAATGTGTTAGATGTTTTAACTTCTTTTGACACAATTATTAATGCTCACCCTGATTCTAAAAAAAACCAAATGGATGAGCAAGTATTGGCTACAACATTTGCAGATAAACCATTAGCAGATAGAAGAGCTGAATTCTTAATGAGACATGATAAAGATGTTTCTTTAAGTTTAAATTTTATGAAGAATGCTTTAGTTCCAGAATATAGGCACTTATTCCACTTTGTTGACTACGATAATTTTGTAACTGACCCAGAGAAAGAGATTAATAAAATATATGAGTATTTGGCAATTGAGAAATACAATCATGAATTTGAAAACATTACTGACAGCTCAGGCATCTCGAGAGAATCTCTTACAGGCATCAAGGATTTACACACGATTCGCCCCACAGTACAAAAAATCTCCCGTAGACCAGAAGACGTGTTCTTGCCAGAAACAATAAGACGTTATTCAGGACTAGAGTTCTGGAGAAACATCTAATGCAGTTAACTGATTTAGTTAATGAATATAATTTCCGCAAGTGTCGTGGTCCAGAGGACGCAACACCAGCAGAATTAGCAGAGGCATTTGCTTTTTTTTGTGAGAACTACGCATTCATTAAACATCCTAACCAAGGACGTATTCCTTTTGTTTTAAGGGACGCGCAAAAAGAAACTGTTGAAGCATGGCTAGGTGAAAGATATACTATAGTTCTTAAAGCACGTCAGATTGGATTCTCCACCCTGGCTGCAGCTTATGCCTTCTGGATTACCTTCTTTTGGCCAGACAGATTCGTAGTTATGCTTTCAAAGACTGAACGTGAAGCTACAAAGCTTTTACAAAAGGCTAAGTATATTTATAAATTTATACCTGACTGGATGAGATTGTCTGGTCCTGAATTATTACAAAATAACGTTTTAAAGATGTCTTTTAATAATGATTCCGTAATTGAGTCAATGCCATCTGCTAACGAGCCTGCTAGAGGTGAATCGGTATACTTGGCTATAATCGACGAGATGGCGTTTTTGCCCAATCCTGAGGAAGCCTGGGCATCAATAGAGCCAATTGCAGACGTAGGTGGTCGTGTAATCTGTCTGTCTACTGCCAAGGGTGAAGGCAATATATTCTTTCAATTATGGCAAGGGTCACAAAATAATACTAATAGATTTAAAGGCATATTCTTTCCATGGTCGGCATCTGGTCGTGACCAAGCCTGGTATGACGCGCAAGCTGCAGAACTACCACCATGGCAGTTGCACCAGGAATACCCGTCAAATCCTGAAGAAGCCTTTATTCGTTCTGGCAGACCAGTATTTGACATTGACGCTTTAAATAGATTTGAAACATCAATTCCTAAAAAGGGTCATAATAAAAAACTTTCAGACATGAGAAACTCATACATGTTTGACCAAGATGGTGGACCGTTATCTGTTTGGCAGCTTCCACAGGCTGGAGCCAGATACGTGATTGGTGCTGACGTTGCTGAAGGATTGGCTAGAGGCGACTACTCTACTGCTCATGTTATTGATGCTAAGTCCGGTGTTGTGGTAGCCCACTGGCATGGACACGTTGACCCTGACAGGTTTGGTGAAGAAGTCCTTTATGCCCTTGGATTCTTTTACAATGAGGCATTGGTTGGTGTTGAGTCCAATAACCACGGTTTAACAACTCTAACTGCTTTAAATAAATCTAATTATCATAATCTTTATAGACAGCGCAGACTAAACCAAAGACACGCAGAAGCCACAGAAACATTGGGTTGGCGCACAACAACATTGACAAAGCCACTGGCAGTAGATGAACTAAACGCTAATATTAGAGACGGCGTCCTAGATATACGCTGTGAATACACCATTGCTGAACTTAAAACCTTTGTTCGAGACGACAATGGCTCAACCCATGGTTCCCCACACGACGACAGAGTTATGAGCCTAGCCATTGCCAACCAGATGCTCAAGTATGTCTGGCTGCCAGAATACAGCCCTAAGTCTGATGCTCCATGGGGTACTCTAAACTTCTTTGCCGCCAAAGTCCAAAAGCCTGCTCCCAAAAAAGAAAGATATACGATAGGCGAGTTTAACTGGTATAATGATTCAATGTAAAGAAAATTTCTATTAATAGGGACTTATATGCAATGCACTAACTGTTCGAAAGAATTAAAATCAGAAAATGACTTAAAGCGTGAGATTTGCTTTGCATGTCACGTCAAAGGCATTAGATTTGGCTTTGTGGGTGTTGAATATGGGCAATCTTCGTGGAATAATTCCACCATTAAGGAAACACAAGATATGTATGCAAAGATGCCAAATGTTGAAAAAATTAGCACAAGGAAAGAGCTAATCTAATGGAATGGCTAGTGCCGGTAGTGGTTGCTGTTATTGGTGGACCACTAGTTGTTGTAGTCCAAAGCCTTAGAAAAGAAAACACTAGCCAGCATGCTGAAGCTAGAGAACTATTAAAGATGGTTGCTGGTAAGGTAGATAAGGTTGATGACAAATTAGATAATCATATTTCGTGGCACATGGCAAAAACAAGAAGAAAGAAAATTGATGAAAAAGAATAAAACTAAACCAAAATTTGGTATAATGATTGCTATTACTGAAAGCCCAGTAGGCGCGGCTTATAAAAAAGCTGAAAAGAAATTAAAGGGCAAAAACAAATAATGCCAAAGCATGTTCTATACACAATGTATGGTCCGTTATATCGTTGTATTGAATGTGCGGCCTTCACAAGTTCTGAAGAACATGAGTGTGAAACTCAGTCCTTTGTTTATACAGAAGAAGAATTCCAAGCAATAAAAGCAGCTGAAGAAGCTAAGATTAACAAAAACTAAAAAGAAAGCAAAAGGTAAATAATGTTATTACAAAGACAAAAGACTTATTCATATGATGGTTCAGGTGGCGCATATAACTTTCCAGCTGACTGGTTCCCAACCGGCTGTGCTGGTTATGACACAATAGCAGTAACCATTGTGGCACCTGCTGGCTTTATTGGAAAAATTTCATTCTACGGTGGTGCAGGAGCTAACGAGGAATCACCAGCTCTTTGGTCACTTAATGACGCAGAAGATGCTTCATTGGTGTCTCAAGTAGAAACTGTAACTGGTGCAACCCCATCAGCATTTAATAAAAACTTTAGAGGTAGCATTGCTGGATTAGCAGAGTTTGGCGTGTATTTTGCAGACCCATCAACTTTTGTTTCTGTAGTAGGTACAGTTACAGTTTACCTCGGTTTCTACGCAAGCGCTAAATAATGCCAGGTAATCCAAAATATCCAGCACTTCCTTCAACAACAACTAAGAATTATACTTCTAGAAAGAAGAAGAAAAATGGCGGCAAAAAAAAGTAAACCAGTTTGGGAAAAGGCGCGTCCTAAGTCATTAGGTAAACCTAAGAAACTTACTCCAGCACAAAAGGCATCAGCTAAAGCTGCAGCTAAAAAAGCAGGACGTCCTTATCCAAATCTTGTAGACAACATGAGAGCTGCTAAAGGTAAGTAGTGGCTAAAAAACTTACCGTTGCACAAAAATATAGTCAACTAAAAAAGCATACTGAAAATGCTGGTATGAAAGTAATGGAGAAAGACGGCAAGATTGTCGTATCTCGTAGAAAGAAAAAATAATGGCTAAGACTCCTGCATGGCAAAGAAAAGAAGGAAAGAATCCTAAAGGTGGATTAAATGCTAAAGGTCGCGCATCTGCAAAAGCTGAAGGCATGAATCTTAAGCCGCCAGTATCTGCCAAGCAAGCAAAGAAGTCACCAAAGGCCGCAGCAAGAAGAAAATCCTTCTGTGCTAGAATGGGTGGCATGCCTGGACCAATGAAGGATGCAAAAGGAAGACCAACCCGCAAAGCGTTGGCACTAAAGAAGTGGGATTGTTAATATGGCACGCGAATCAAATTATAATAAATTATCAAGCTATAGAAAAAATATAGATTACTCCAGCAGATGGCGCGAAGGTGAAAACTATGACCAACTCTGGCAAAGGCTTATTAACCTTTATCGCGGTAAACAATATCGTGGCTATTCAACTAGCGATAGACTTCTTGTAAACATTTCTTTCTCAACTATTAATACATTAGCTCCTGCTGTTTCTATTGGTCGTCCAAAGATTAATGTTAATCCACGTAGACCAGAAGATGCAGATAAAGCTATTTTAACTGAATCTATTATTAACTATTGGTGGCAGCATTATGGTTGTCAGCCAGAGTTTCAGCGCTCAGTAAAAGACTATTTGATTATTGGTCATGGTTGGGTTAAAACTGGTTATAGATTTATTGAAGAAGCAAAGCTTGATGACATTGAATATTCAGCAGATGAAGCTGCCGGCCCAGAGACAACTGATGATGTTGAATCTGAAACAATCATCAGAGAAGATAGACCATTCTTAGAGCGCGTTGACCCATTTGAAATGTTTGTTGACCCAGATGCTACTTGCATGAGTGACATGCGCTGGATTGCGCAACGTACTCGTCGTCCTTTAAGGGATGCAAAGATTGATAAGCGTTATGATGCCGCCGCAAGAAAAGAACTAAGTCCATCATCTTATCAAAAATATGGAAATGTTAATAATGGAAACATGTCAACACAAAATGCAGCTGGTTCTAATCCAGATGAAGCATATTGCGACATCTATGAATATTATAATATTGATACTGGTGAGATGTGTGTATTTTCTAGCTCAGGTGGAGACAAGTTCTTAATTAAACCAATTAAGATGCCATATGTGTTTGGTCATCCATTCTTTATGTTGCGCAACTATGAGATTCCTGGATTCTTTTATCCAATGGGAGAACTCGAAGCAATTGAACCACTGCAGTACGAATTAAACGAAACTCGTACACAAATGATGTTGCACAGAAAGCGTTACAGCCGCAAGTGGTTGTTCCAGGAATCAGCATTTGATGATGATGGTCGTCAGGCTTTAGCATCAGATGAAGATAACGTTATCGTTCCAGTTAAGACTGGTGAGAACTTAAATAACGTTGTTGTTCCAATGCCGGCTTTAATTAACCCACCTGAATTTTATAATCAGTCAACTTTAATTCAAAATGATATTGACCGTGTGTCTGGTGTGTCCGAATACCAGCGTGGTTCTATTCCAGAGACTACTCGTACCGCCCGCGAAGCATCAATCATTGCTGAAGCTGGTAACGCTAGAGTATCTGAAAAGCTTGTACAAATAGAAAATGCTATAGCACAATGTGCTTCTAATCTTATAATGCTAGCTCAACAGTTTTTAACTGGAGAACAGACTGTAAGAATAATTGGCACTGAATCTGCTCCAGTTTGGCTAACATTCGACAAAGATTATATATCTGGTGAGTTTGACTTTAATGTTGAAGCAGGTTCTACAGCCCCACGTAATGAAGCTTTCCGTAGAGATATGGCACTTCAGATGGTTTCAGCAATGCAACCATTTGCCCAAGCTGGACTTGTAAACTTGTCAAAGTTGGCAGAATATGTATTGTCGCAAGGATTTGGAGTAAAAGACCCAGGTTCATTCCTGCAACAAGCTCCACAACCGCAAGGACCAGAAGGTATGCCAATGTCACCTGACCAAGCTGCTTTAGAAGGACAGGGTTTGCCACCAGGTATGGCCCCAGACCAAATGGCAGCAATGGAATCAGAACAAGGTGGCATGGAGGGTTTACCTCCTGAATTAATGGCTGCTTTAATGGGTGGACAGGGTGGTCCGCCACAAGCTGGACCAGCACAAGGTGGAATAGAAGGATTACCACCAGAAATATTGGCCGCATTATTAGGTGGACAAGGTTTACCACCTGAAGCTGCTGCACCACCAACACAAGAATTGCCACCTGAATTAGCTGGTTTGCCACCTGAACTGCTACAAGCATTATTGGGTGGACAATAAAAGATAGGTAAAGAAAATATCTATAGTGTAGGCTTAATGCTTATATTAGGAATAACCAACGAAGGATAGGACTCCATCAATGACAGATAATAATAATATTGCTAACCCTGAAAACGTAGTTGACCCCGCCGCAAACGGACAAGTTGATGAAGTGACAGAGGTCGTAGCAGAAACTCCAGAACAAGAATTAGATTTATTCGACTATACAGAGATTGCTGACAAGGTCATCAAACTCCAAGTAGATGGCGAAGAAGTAGTAATTCCAGTAAAGGAGGCTCTAGCTGGGTATCAGCGTCAAGCGGATTATACTCGTAAGACACAGGAACTCAGCGAACAAAGAAAACAAGTTCAGTACGCTAGTGCATTAGCAGAAGCTCTGCAAAATGACCCAGCTGCTACCTTGCAGTTGCTGCAACAGCAATACGGTGTAGCCACTCAACCTCAAGAGGATGAATGGATGGACCCAGCTGAACAGCAACTTCGACAGTTAGAGCAACGAATTCAGGCTTTCGAGCAATCTAAAGCTATGGATGAGTTAGCTAAAACTATTGATTCTTTGCAAAGCAAATATGGTGACGACTTTAACGCTGATGAAATCGTAGCCAAAGCTCTAGCAACAGGTTCGACTGATTTAGAGGCAGTCTTTAAACAGATTACCTTTGATAAAGTTTATTCTAAAGCCTCCGAGGCAGAGAAGAAACTAGCACAAGAACAATCTAGAGTTGAGGCAAAACGTTCAGCATCAGTGGTTTCTGGTGGCTCTGCCAACAAAAATTCAGCCGCACCAAAAGCTGCTAAACCAACGTCAGTCTTTGAGGCCTTTGAACAGGCTAAGAAGACGTTAAATTATTAACCAAACAACAACAAACAGGAGATATTAACATGGCCGGTAATCCCGACTTTAATTCACTGTTATCAACTACGTTGCAAAACTACCAGCCAACGCTGGTTGATAACATTTTCAAGGACCTTGTCCTTCTTAACCACCTTAATGAGCGCGGACGTGTCCGTGTTGAAGAAGGCGGCACCCAAATCATAGAACCATTGATGTACGCAGTAAACGATACTGTTTCGACATACCAGGGCTACGATGCAATTGACCTTACCCCACAGGAAGGCATCACTGCTGCTGAGTACGACTGGAAGCAGATGGCTGCTTCTATCGCAATCAGCGGTATTGAAGAAGCAAAGAACCGTGGCACCGAGGCAATCATCAAACTGTTGAATGCTAAAATCATGCAAGCTGAAATGTCGCTTAAGACAACTCTTAACGAGCAGCTTTATGGTTCAGCATCAGCTGGAAGCGACTTCAATGGTCTTGGTAACATAGTTGCTACCCAGAACAACGTAGTCGGTGGCATTGATGCTAACACTAACGTATCACCAGATGGAACCAAGTGGTGGAACCCAACACAGGGAACCACGATGGGTGCAACACTTGCACTTCATAACATGGCTGACGTATACAACCGTGCTTCAAAGGGCTCTGATGTTCCTGACCTTATCATCACGAACACCAGCTTGTTCGAGAAGTATGAGTCACTGTTGACTAACCAAGTTCGTTACCAGGACGTTGCTAAGGCAAATGCTGGTTTCCAAAACTTGATGTTCAAGCAGACACCAATTGTGTTTGACCTTGAATTGGCAGTTGACACATCCGATGCGCCGATGTACTTCCTTAATACGAAGTACCTCAAGCTCACCGGCTTGAATGGTTACTGGTTCACCACCACAGACTTCATGAACGGCACTGTAGCTGGCGTTGACGCCCGTTACGCCCTCGTGTTGGCCTATGGTCAGTTGACCTGCAGCAACCGTCAACGTCAGGGTTACTTGACAGCAGACGCTAGCTACGCGTAATAGCTAAAGATGTAGTTGGTGCTGGGAGTTTAAAGGTTGTCATCCTTCGGGCAACTCTCCCAGTGCCAGCTATTTATAAAAACAAAAAACAAATTCTAATTAATAAAAACATTAGTTAGGTATCTGCCGAAAGGCAAGGAGACATACAACTATGGCAACAAATAATAAATTCATCGTAGAACGCACAAACGTTCTCGCAGCTGACGTAACGGTCGGCGTTTCATACGCAGCACTTGATTCAGGTGACTTTGGTTTCTATGGCAAAGCTGGAGAAACATACGAGTTTGATGCTCGTATTGCTTACTCGGCAGCCGCAGCAACTGACGGAGCAGCCTTTTCAATTACTGCATCTGCAACCCCAACAGCAATTGCATTCATTTCAGAATACAATACTGATGCAACAACAGTTGTTCGCACAGCTGCTGTAGCAATTGACACTCCAGACCATGGTTCAGCTTCGGTTGCACTTGCAACTGGTTTGAACCAAGCATTTATTCATGGTGTAATCACACCATCAGCAGATGGCTTCATTGGAGTTAGCGGCATCGCAGAAAACGCAAGCACCATTATAGCAAAGGGTGGAATCTCCACCATGAACTGGAAGCGCATTTTTGTTGGCGACAACGATTAATCTAGCTACCTAGGACACGTGCCAGCAGGGGGTAACCTCTGCTGGCATGTTCTACAATTAAGATACTTTTAACGAAGGAGACAAATATGAATAAAGAATTCCAAAGCCAAAGCCAGGGATTAGCTGGCACACAACCATATGGATATGTAGAAGGAGCTCGCCATGTGGGTAACGGTCGTTTAGCTTATCACGGCTCGGGTGTAGAGATTGCTCCACCATCAGGTATTGCTTACGGTGGCGTACATTATAAGCGTGGTTTATGCCAAGCAATGAATAAAAAAGAAGAAGAATGCAAGGCACCAAAAGCAAAAGGCACAGACTATTGCATTGGTCATTTGAACGCACTAAACAAACTTGGTGAAAAAGAAGAAAATAATAAAGAGACTTCTCCAGAATAGGAAGTAAAAAATGGCTATAAACTTTTCTAATGCTAACCTTACGCTTGCGCAAATGCGCACGTTTGTTGGCGAACTTTCTGACTTAGATATTGGCTTTGATGAAAATGACGATATCTCAACAGACCTTGTTAATGGTTTTATTAAAGAAGGTTTTCAAAAAGTTGTAGCCTTAAGTAATCGTTGGCCGTATTACCAAACAACTTATACTTTTACAACTACTGCAAATCAAAGAGCATATGCAACATTTGCTCAATTTCAACCATCATCAGGAACACCAAAAGCAATTACTGATATATCACAAATAACTGCAGTTGTTAATAATGGTCCATCAGCTGGTAACAATGGTCAAGGCAATGCCTTAATATATCAAGACCAAGCAAAGTGTGAATCAATTTGGGTTGGTAGTCAAGACCAAGCAGATATTCCAGCATACTTTTCTATATGGGCTGACCAGTTAAATCTTTGGCCAAAACCTAATGATGTTTATGCTATTACTCTCAGAGGTTTTCGCAACCCATCCTTAGAATGGATGCAAGATGAAAACGACCCAATTGATATTTCGCCACAATTGCAATTGCCACTAGTTAACTATGTTATGGCTCGCATCTTCCAATTCCAGGAAGACCCAGAGATGGCCAATGAATATATGCGTAGCTTTGAAAGAGGCATCGCAATTATTCAAGGAAACCTTACCGCTCCATCAAGCAACCGTCAACTTATTATGTCTGGTGGATTGCAACTTAGCCAGTATGACTGGTGGTGGTCGGATGCTTCAAATATGCGCGTATTGCCAGGTAGTCCAAACCCACTTGGAGTAGCATTCTAAATGGCCCAAATTCTTTTTGACCAAGTTAGAGATTTTACTGGTGGCTTAAACTTTCGTGCTGACCAATTTCAGCTAGCAAAGAATGAATCACCATTTATTCTCAATCTTGATGTAGACCCACGCGGTGGCGTATTTAGCCGCGCTGGCTACAAAAAGAAACACACTACACAAGTTAGTGGTAACTGGAATCCAAAAGGATTATTTAACTACAAAGATAATTCAACACCAAGAATAATATTAAACACAGGAAAAGAAAATGCAACAGATGGTAAAGTTTATCAATCATCTGGTTCTAATTTTTCTACTATAGAATATTCTGCTGGAAACGACCTTGCAGTAAAGTCAACTAATGGTGCAAGCGTTACACAATGGCTTGATGTAATTTACATTGCTCTTGGCAAAGATGCAACACAAATGTATAAATGGGATAATGCCAATACATACGCAACAGCCTTACTAGCATCTGGTCCAACATGGCAGCCATATCAAAACCCAGTTGGTGGTTATATGCCACGCGCAGAACTTGTAAGAGCGCATGCCAATAAACTATTTGTAGCTAATACAAAAGAATTAAATGATGATGCTACACCAACTCTAGTTGACCATCCTAATAGAATTCGTTGGTCACATGAAAATTCACCAGAGAATTGGTTTCAGGATGACTATATTGACATTGTTGCTGGTGGTGAAGGCATTCGTGGACTTGCAATAGTTGATGGACAGTTATTAATATTTAAACCTAAAGCAGTTTATTTGTTAATGGGTTATGATGTTGATTCATTTCAGCTTGTAGAGCTTTCTACAACTGTAGGAATTCAATACCCACAACATGTAGTTGAAGGTGCTGGTGGAGCATACTTCTTTGATTACCCAGCAGGATTGTTATTTTATAATCGTAATGGAATTCAAGATTTGTTTAGCCGCTTAAAACCAGTTATTGATACCAATAGAATAAATGCTAATAGACTATTTGATTTAACTTTGTCTTTTGTTAATGATAGATTATGGATGTCAGCTCCTTTTGATATTAGAAATACTGGAAGTGCAGTTGATTATCCTAATATGAATTTTATATTTGACCCATCAATTGGTCAAAGTGGCGCATTCACAATGTACCAATCAGCAGCATGGTCAAACGATGCAACACCAAATTCAATATTTCCATATGGATTATTGTCTGGTTGTGACTGGACAGATGATGATGGTGAAATTTGGCATCTAATGGTTCATCCAGATGAAAACTTTAAGTATGTTATGTATATAGATGAATTTGATTATTCAGACAACATTGTACAAAATCAAACTGATGATATTTTAGAGGGTAATGGACTAGGTGATTTTACTACAAACTATACTACTTCATGGTTTTATGATGACCGTTATGTGCAAGATAAAACATTTGTAAGAAGCTTGTATGTTGTTCGTCCAGTAGATGAAAACACACAAATAACTGTTAATGTTTATCATGATTTTAATACTGAGTTGATAACAACAAGTCATATAATTGACTTAATGCCAGTTGTTACTGGTGGAGTTTTTGGAACTGGAATTTTTGACATTTCTACGTTTGGTGAAAGTGACCTTAGAGAAGGTATTCAAAGAGGTGGTAGACTAAAAAGAGCTAAAGCTACACAACTAGAGTTTGTCGGCCCAACAGGCGCTACGACTGGTACGGTTGGTAGACAATGGGGATTAAATTCAATCGCATACAAATTTAAGAGAAGAAAAGTAAGGAGCCAAAAGTAATGGCAACATTAAGTGGATTAACCGTTTTTGCACCGGGTGACGTAATTAACTCAAGCCCGATGAATCAAAACTTTAACGTAATAAAAACATTTGTTGAAAACTTATCAGCTGGAGCAAACTTTGATGCCGGCGCAATCAACTCAGAAGATATTGCAGGCTCTGCTATAATAGAAGGCAAGATTGCAAATGGAGCTGTAACTACAGGAAAGCTTGGAACAAGTTTAAGTTTAACTAGTCCAAACATTAACAACGCAACTGCAACATCAATTGCCGTAACACTTAATGTCGTTTATCATATTCAAACAAATGCAACGGCTGGTGCATATACCTTAGTATTAGCTGATGATGGCAAGATTGTAGAAATGAACAATGGTTCTGGAACAACATTAACAGTTCCTTTAAACTCATCTGTAGCCTTTCCAGTTGGTACACAAATAACAATCTTGCAAACTGGCACAGGTCAAACAACTGTTGCTGGTGCCACAGTTGGTGTTACGATAGACGGAACACCTGGATTAAAACTACGTACACGATGGTCAGCAGCTACTTTAATTAAAAGAGCAGAAAACACTTGGGTACTAGTGGGAGACTTGAGCGCCTAATGCCAGTATCAATCGGGGGACTTGCAGCTGGTGGTTCAATTCCAGGCATACCAACAATTGGTACTGCCACTGGCGGCGATACTCAAGCCACAGTTACTTTTACTGTACCTACTTATACTGGTAAAGGTGGTGCCGTTGTCTATCGAGCATTGTCTACTCCAGGAAGCGTTGCGGTAACTGGGTCAGCATCTCCGATAACAGTTACCGGCTTAACTAATGGCGTTTCTTATACTTTTCAAGTAAGAACAGAAACTTCTTATGGAACAACTAGTGCTTATTCTAGTGCTTCAAACGCTGTAATACCAGTTGCTCCACCAGTTCCACCAAACTTTCCACCAGACTTTCCACCAGACTTTCCACCAGACTTTCCACCAGTGTTTCCACCAGCTTGTACATCCTGCAATCAATATCTATCTGGTAACCAGTTGTTTAAGTGCGGATGTGAAGATATACGTGGTTTTTCTAAACAAAAATATTTCTTGCGTGAATATTATACAACAGTCGGCTGTGAGCCAGCCGGTTGCTCACCGTGTGTTTGTGTTGATTATGTAGATTCACTTTGTGTGCAAACTAATGAAGACTGTTCCCAATAGTGTAGTATAATATTATCGAAGGAGTAATATGACAGAAAATAAAACAGTTAACTTTGCTTTTGTTTGCGATGAAGAAGTAGCATGGATATTAAGTATGCCTATTTCTTTAGAACTTCCAATAGCAGTAATGCAGTCAAATCCAACAATTGTTGAGTTTGATGAAAACGAAAATATACAAATGGGTGATTCTTACAAAGAAGGAAAGTTTATTAAGTCATGACATCAGCTTGGCAAAAGTATAAAGAAAAGCTTGGAACTACAAGACCATGGGATGTTATTAACCCTAACACACCAAAGGTAACTGAGGAAGTAGCAAATAATCGTATGACCATATGCAGGGAATGCCCTGAGTTAATTAAAGCAACTAGTCAGTGTAAACAGTGTGGTTGTTTTATGAACGCTAAAACAAAGATAGAAGCAGCAACTTGTCCTTTAAAAAAGTGGTAAGATGCAACAAATAATAACTACAAATTATACCGAAGGAAACTAATGAATATTGATATCATTACAATAGATGACCCTAGATTAGGGATTAAGATTTATAAATCTGCAATTGATAAATCAATTGTTAAAGAATTAAATGATGTTTTAATCGATAGTAAACACCCAACATTTAAATGGAGTGAAGCTCTTGTTGGATATAACAAAAGAATGCCAGGATACAGAGATTGTTTTGACTGCAAAATAGGTTCTGGAAATGTAGATTTAATTCCAAATGAACTTTCTATTTTAAAAGATACTTATTTTAAATGTAAAGAAATAATTACAAGTTGTGTAAATCATTATTCTGAATCTCAAAATATAAAAATGGATTATATGGAAGCAATTAACTTTGTTAAATACGAACCTGGTGAACACTTTTCTTCTCACAGTGACCATGGATTTAGTTATGTTTGCACCGTGTCTTCGGTTATGTATTTAAATGATGACTATGAAGGTGGGGAATTAGAGTTTACAAAACTTGGTTTTAAAATTAAACCTGAAGCTGGAGATATTGTAATATTTCCATCAACTTATATTTTCACACATGCATCGCTGCCAGTTATTTCTGGAACCAAATACTCAGCGGTAACCATGTTTGATTACAATGATAAATGGCACAAGTATCATGCCCCAGAGGCTCCAAGCCAGTTACCACCAACATTTCATCCTAATTTTATACATGGCGGCTCAAAAGTATAATTTATTAGGTAATATTTACGTAGTATTATAGGAGATTTAATTTATGGCATTTGACCCAACAATTTATGAGGCGGCTAGAAGAAACCTTTTTGACCAGTACTCACAAGAAGCAGCACTTAATGCTTATCAACGTTATTTGGCTGAAACCCGTGGGCAAAGGCCAATACTACAACTAGAAGAAGCAGCCTTTGGTAGAACTGCTGCTGGTGGATTGGGCGAAGTTCCAAAGTTAACATCATCTTATGCCCGTAAAGGACTACAGGGCATGAACGTACGTTCAGGTGTTTATAAACAAGCCTTAGAAAATTATGCTAAACAAAGAGAACGTAATTTAGGCTACGCTAGAGAAGATTTATCTACTGGTTTAAGGGGCTTTGAACTTGCTGGTACACAAGCTCAAAGCAGATTAGACTCAGGTTTAAGTGATATTGAAAGAACCAAAGCAAGACAGATAGCAGAGGATGCGAGAGCACTTCTGCAGTTAAGGTAAAACATTTATGGCATTTTGTGACGATTATCCAGACCTTTGTGGTGGTGCTGCTCCCGAAAGCGCTGCAGATAGATTAGCTTTTGATAAAGCTAAATATGCAGACGAATTAAGACAGGCAGAGGCTTCTTTAGCTAGAAAACAAGCTGGCGCTAAAGCTCAAGAAGATTATTTAAAAACACAATTTGGGTTAGGTATACCAAAAGTTATTAGTGGTGAAATTGACACACAGGAAACAACTGGTAAAAGTTATATTGGTACACAGTATACAAATCTGTTGAATGAATTAAGAAAGCGCAAAACTGCAGGCGAAGGCGCAACTAGAACTGGTTATTCTAACTTGATGAATTATCTTGCTAGAAATCAACCAACCGCATTTGCTCAAGCACAGCGTGCACAGCCGCAGGTTGCACAATCTGGTCTTACTCAATACATGGCAGGCCAGGGTGTAAGCCCAGGTGTTGCGCAAGAAGCAGCAAACGTTGCTAATGTACAAGCTGCTGGTGGTGCCGCAAACTTTAATTCATTGTTAAATGTACTTGCCGCAAGAGAACAAGCAGGACAGCAGTCACGCGAATCAGAAGCTAACATGGGATTGAGTAGTTCGCTCGCTAATTTAGAAGCAATCTATGGTCAAGGTACTGCTAGTTTAGAATCAGCACAACTTGCTGCATTGCAAGAACTTGCAACTACAATTAGTAACGCTAGACTACAAGCACAACGTGAGGTTTCAGCTAGAGACCAAGCAATAAAAGATGCATTGGCTGCTCTTTACGGTACTGGATATCTTGCTGATTCAACCAAAACTGATACAGACAAAAAAACTTTAACTCCATTGCAGCAATTAGCAGCTATACCAGTTAAAGCATCTAACACTGCACTAAAAAAGAGAATAGCTGATTTTACTGCAGCTAATCCAAACGCAACCGCAGCACAGGTTCTAGCCGAATTTGAAAAACTTGGCAAGAAAATAAAGTAGGAACTATGGCATCTAAAATAACTCAAAGACTAATAGCCGCAGGTGCTAGTCCAGAACGTGCTCAAGCATTTGAAACACAATACTTGAATACACAATTAAGAAAAACAGGACAACGCAGAATTGAAAAAAGCGATTTAGAAAATACTTTTGACCAAGAATTGGCAGCTATTGTTATAGCTACATATCCTACTTTGTATAGACCTCCAACTGCTGACAGTGACGATTTTATTCCTTACATGAAATCACTTGTAACCCCATTAGAATTTAAAAAAATTGAAAACAAATTACAACCAACAAACAAAGAAGACCTTTATATAAGGTTTGCACCTGAGTACGCAAGAGCAGCAAAAAGTCCAAAATCTTG